CTTGAAGCACATTGGAGAATGTAACTGGATAAGTAGTGTGCTGCACACTGGAATATCCCCACTGGAGAAGTACACCATTGTTTAATCTGTTATAACCATTTGCTGATAAGTTATTTGATCCAAAATAAACCATGTTAGAAATGCCATAATCATTCATGTTTATTTGAAAACAAACTTGTCCATTTGTAATAAATCTAAAATAACGTGTAGCGCTATCTGCAATTAACTCCAAATATGTATTATTAATTCCATCCGGCCTTTGAAAAACTATTGCTCCTCCATTTTGAGATGTATCCCTGCGAGCTATTATTGGAGTTGGAATATATCCGTTAGATAGCTGTAAGTATCCGGAGGGACCAATGCCGCCAAGGGCGCTAGCATTACCAGCTGTACCGGCATTAGTAGCATAAGCTACTGAACCGGCGCCATTTTGAAAGTTACTATCATTCTCCAGCTGGCTAACTTTAGTGGGAAGCACTGACTTGACCAGGGAAGGTGTCATTATCTTGGTATTGTTTGTTCCGGCTGTAGCCTCTGCCGCCGTTGCTATCTCATGGCCGGTCTTACCAACCATTAGATAAGTAACACTGCCATCTGTAACGCTGCTGCCTAATGTTGGCCAAGAAGGCTCGGTAGTACCCGTAGTCCCGGCAACCGTTACCTTGGCTACTACGTTTTCAGGCATATTGGGTGATTCTATGATCTGATTAGGTTTTAGCGTAACTGTCGGTTGCCATAAGTCTTTGGCCAAACACTCCAAAGCAGCATTATTATTGCTTAATAGCTCAATAATCTGATGCATCTGTGTTGGTGTAACAGCAGATTTATATTGTTTATACTCATCCGTCATCTTAACGAATTGAGTTAATGTATAGCTCATGATGTCAACTCCTTTATAAACCCTTGCCAAGTACAGTCTATGGTACCAGCTACATAGGCACCGCTTGAGTTATATAGCTTAATTACACAAGGATTCCTAGTAACTATCTTGGGCCAAACTATTGCATTATTTTCGACAGCATCAATTCTCACGGCAGTAGTGTAATAATGAGGAGTTTTAAGAGGAAGCTCCACACCATCAACAGGCACAACAACATTATCCAAATGCTCCACTACATCCGGAACATCTATGTATATAACCGCTTTGCTAAGAATCACCTGTTGTGTCCCAGCAAAAGCCGTAATTGTAACTATTAAGCTGTCCCCGGCCTTTACTGTAACTTTTTGTGTATAAGGATATTCCTGACCGTTTACGGTATAAGTTACTTTTGCCGGTCCATCCAGCACTAAATCTACCCATAAGTTACCGGATGCTATGGCCGTAAAGGTAAAGCTACATGAGAATGATTTATAGTTAGTTGACCAAATAGCATCTTCAGGAGTAGTCCACATAGGAGCTTCGGGACTATCCCACATTGCCGCCGATTCCTGGGATTTAAGAACGTGCGTTTCAGGATCTATATAGCCATCAGTATCAACATCAGCCCAGCTGTTATCAGACATATCTTTTTCAAACAAAATATTGTCCTTTAAAACATCACCCAAGTTAACGGATAGAACGGCAGCGTTCTTACTTTCTTGGCCTGTATTATCTACTGCTTTAATAAGTACGCTTGCCATGCCTTGGCGAAGCATTGCCGTTTCAAAAGGTTGGGCTGTAACTAAGCCACTGTTCAATGGAAGTGCCGTATCCCAGGTACCTACACCATTTGGAATGTATTTGAGCTTAAAACCGGCAATATCATTAGGCGTAGGATACACAAAATCCCACCAGAAACGCCGTGTTCCATCAGCTAATAGCTCATGGTGCAAACCGGTTATATCCGGAGGAAGTTCATCTGCTCCTGTCATAGCAATTACTGCCATACTATAGCTACTAATCATTCCGTCTAAGACAGAGCACACTCTTACATAATAGGTTCTGGGAGGATTCAAGCCGTTAATATCCAGCTTAAAGGCTTCCGTGCTCCCTACGGTGGTCCAGCTATTACCATTTTCAGATAGCTGAACATTAAAATGGTCAGCTCTCGCTCCACGTGGAAGCGACCAGCTGACTATAATTGTGTGAATATGTGTCATATCTGCTCTTACATAATTCAGTTCCTTAAGAGCCAAATTAATTGGAGCTTGCAAAACAATTGTTTCTGTATAGTTTTTAACCGGGAATTGAGAATAATCAATATCTGAATCAGCATACACTGCCGCATTGTATTCGCAGCATTTAATACTACATAGCTGATCTTGACTGATACCGATATTAACGATTCTAAAAGGCTTCACGGCCGCATCAACAAGGCCAAGAGCATAGTTATCGTATTGAGCAGGTATCTCGCTTGTAGCTAAGCTAACGCTTATTGTATCCGTTGTTACATCTGTTCCGGCGAAAGTCTTATGAACTAATGTATCGTCTGACTTTTGAATCCATATTTCATAAGTTTTTCCACTGCTAAAATCGATATTTTTATCAAGCTTAACGGAACTTGCATCAGCGCTTACTACCCTTCCTGATTCAATGCCTATCCTGTTTGCCCTGTGGTTCCAGCCGATTATGTCTCCAAATTCAGACCGTAAGGCATCTACATCGGCCTTGAATTCAACATATTGTAGCTGAAGCTGATTAGTTAGAATAGCCTTTATTCCTTCACGCCATGCCTGGCTCCTTCTTGCCACGCCAAACAGGCTTAAAGGAGTAGGATCATTCTCTCTATCATCTTCCAACCAATTGTTACTCCGACATAAGAACCTGGTATTCTTATAGTCATCGTTCTTATCGTTATAAGTTATTTCCAGAACTCTAGCACGTTCATCGCTGCCAGTGAAAAATCCGGAAACGCTTTCAGCCGTAGTTCTGCCCTCTCCAAATATCTGAGTTATGTCACCAGGCATATCAACTACGATGCCCAAATCGTTACCATGCTTAAGGATTGTGGCATGGCCAACCTTGGCAGCCTTTTGAGCCGCCGCTATCTTCTTTTGGGATGTATCATAAAAAACATCAAACATGAACCGCTTCTCTTGTTCGCCATTCTGGTTATTTACTAGGCCGTCAGAATAAGCAGCCGCCGTTACCCACTGGTCCCAATACTTTGTTAACCGGGAGACTGCACAGCCATTAACAACAAATTCATAACCACCAGTATTAATATTCAAAAGCCTATCGCATCTGTGAAGGATATCATAAGCTGCCCAGATTGGATTATCAGCGCTTCTACGTTCATAACATCTGTTATATGGGTTCCATACCCAAACAGTATCTTTACGCTGCCGCCAGTTAATACTTGGCACACCACCAGAAAGCTGATTAGTAGCTAGTATTCGTAAACCTACTAAGACTTTGCCCGGACGGCTATAAGCACCATTATCGTAAGTAGTCAATAATGTCCATCTTGTAATTGTGGCAGCCCTGCTGCTGGTATCTCTTTCTATCAAGGTAACTCTTACTTCATACTGTGCAGCCGCTAATCCGGATATTCTTACTGACTGGTTAAGCTCGCTATTCGTATTGTTGGTAACATTCCATGTATTAAGCCAAGTTGTCCAAGCGCTTGTACCAGCTACACGATATTCCAGTAACATTTTTACTGTTGTATTTTCATAGTTACCATCATCGTTAATCTTGTACAAGCCACCGGGCCAAGTCATGGTAACTTCTAAGGATGTAGCACTCTTGGAAGTAGTTGTTTGAATCAAAGGAGAACTGGTGTCCAGCTCCAGGCTAACGTACTGATCAATAGGATTGTTGTTAAAGAAGCTTATAGGAGTCTGTTCATTGGTACCTAGTCTTGTTTCTATCTGAACATCGCTATAATTGCCGATTGCATTATTGCCAATCCTGATGTTGGAAATGCTGTCTATAGGACCTTGGCCACCACAAAGCAGCAAGCATAAATACTGTTTGCCGTTGCAGGTTTCTACGTGCTGAGTTAACACCTGCGCTTGCGGTATGCATTCGCCGTAGGTCATTCCTACAACGTTTCCCTCCGCATTAGCCGGAGCCGGAACGTCCCATCCGTATGTAGGGCTACTATTTTCTGATTCGGCAAGTGTTGCTGTTTGTTGCGGAAATATAGAATTAACTACCATACCGCCTATTGTAGCAACTGCGGCTCCAGCTAAAACTGCTCCTAAATGACCAGCTTTAAAGGCTGCTCCTGCCCAAGACGACCATGCGCCGCCGGCAACAGCTCCGGCATAAACCATAACTGCTACCATCGCAACGAATCCAAGAAATTTACCAATGCCGCCACCCTGTACTTTTGCTGTTACTATAACTACGGTAAAATCAGCAGGAATGTAACTTTCCGGATTGTCTATGATTTCGCCATTAATAATAAATAGCTCGCCTTCCGGATAATATGCTTTTAAGTTTTTAATGCTTATGTATTCCTTATCTTCCAGTCTTTTAAAATACGGCTCGAAAGGGTTAGGAATAACAGCCATCTTAATCATTTAATCCACCCCGGCTTATAAAATCCTATAATTCTGCTTTTCCAATGTGATAATCTATCAATGCAAACTCCGGTATGACGATAGCAATGCAAAAATTTTCCATGGCCAATATAGAAGCCTACATGGTCAGCCCATACGCCACATGATATATTAAGAAGGACTAAACAAGGAGCTTCCGGCTCACTTAGTTTAGTCCAATTTTTTTCGTTACTTTTTAAAGCATTTTCAATTTTGAGAGTTTGCATCGCACCAATGTAGAATTCTGGAAGGTCAATGCCTAGTTCCTTATACATAAGCTTTACAAGTCCCCAGCAATCTACACCGTTCATATCCCTGCCGCCATCTTTAAATGGTATGCCAACAAATTTTTGATAATTCATGATTAACTCCTAACTGCCGCTATCTACTCCTGGTTCACCGCCAAAGCGTGAAGGAATTTTACATTGTGCCAGTGTCCCATTGCAGGAAGTCTCGCTTCCTGCATAGCCACACTGAATACTTTTAAATTTGAATGGGCAAAAATCTTTCATGTACGTGTTTGGTGGAAATCTGTAATTCATGTCATGCTCGGCGGTCAATTCAAATGTTACCCATTGAGGATCAAAACGAGTAAAGTCGCATTTGTATGTTATTTCAAATGCAGCATCCAGGCAGTCTAAATGATTAGCATGAACTACATAAATCGTAATTTCAGCATCAGTAAATCCGTTGTACTGCTGAATATATGATTCAACTAAGCCACCAATATTAGATATTTTAAGAGTTATTGTTGGTTGTTCCTTGCCATCCTGTGTGATATTGCCGAATTCAATTGGAAATCTAGTCCATGTATGTCCATACCAAGTAACATCTTCATTATTTCTGGCTAAATAGATTGGCTCAGGTAAACTTTTATGAGTTATTTTGAGGAGAGCCAACCATGGAGCATCGCTCGACAGCTTATTTTTTTCAAGAATATAAGCCATATTCCATACACGCATGATTAAGCCTCCTCAAAGACTAAAGTGCCTTGCCATCCATAGGGATAATTCTCTTGCCATTCTTTGTCCAAACCTTGGGAAAAGCGTACTGTATAAGTAACGCTATCTTCTGGATTGGTCCAGCTAAATGCCTGATAACGCCCTACCGAATTCCAAAAAGTTTGGAGCTTGGCAAAATCTGCACTTGATACACCATTCCAGCTGTATGTCCAGGTTCTAATCTTTCTGGTTGCCCTAGGCCTTGTTTGCTTGTAATTGGCATCTGTTGTAGTGCTAACAACTGCATCTTCTGACTTAAATTTAAAGGATTCTCCACAATCGCTTGCCGCCGCTATGTTCGGCTCGGGAAAATCGCTAGGAAATACATATTCCATATTAACCTCCTAATAAAGCAGCTTTTAGGTTGCCACCAAAATTATCTGTATTCTGGGCAGCTCCGTTAATAACTATTGACAAAATAGTTTTATTAAGTCCTTCATCGTATTTTGCAGAAGTTACCTTAACATCGGCATCAGATTTATTATTAGTAATATTGACCTGCACTCCACTGCCCCTTGAATTAATCATGCTGCCTAGCATATCCAAAGGCATTACTGCTTCTGATTTACCGGCTTCGGCAATAAGGCCCAATGTTGGAGCTGTAACAATACCTCCAGAAGCAAACGGCCTAGCGCTAGTAAGAAGATTGTAAGCAGTATCGCTGCCAGCAATAGTAATACTACCAGCTCCTCCGCCGCCTCCGCCCATAATACTACCAAGCAGGCCAGATACCATGTTAGCCGCAAACTTTTTAGCTACTATCTGCGCTATTGTATCTAAAACTAAATTGCCAAAATCATGCACTACATCCATCGCTGATTTTGTACCTTTAATAAAATCAGCCACGGAAGAAGATAAGGTTTCATACATATTTTTTGATGCATTGGCCAAATTCTCTTCTATGCTTATATGAGCTTCGTTCCACAGGTCTACATAAGCCTGAGCTAATTTCTGCTGTCCGGAGAATTGCTGGGAAGATATACCTGCTTGTGGATTATTATTAAGTTCATTGGCCACTCCTTGAACATCACCACGTTCGGCTAACTGCTGCATAAGTCTATCGTGGCTTTCTTTGATTTTTTTATCTTTATCAAGGGCAGCCTTAAGAACACTATTGTTATACCAATCATCAACCTGCTTTTGAGCTTCCATATCATCCTGGTATTGAGATATACTCTTAAGCTTTTCGGTTCTTTGTTTTTTGAGACCTTCTACTGTAGTTTCATATTCTACGTTGGCCGCATTAACATAATCACCGTTTACTTCAGCAAGGATGTTGGCATTTTCAACTTTGAATTCCCTCAAGCGCTGAGCCCATTTGTCTGTAACTTGAGACTTAATGGCATCAGCATATTCCTTAAGCTTGCTATTCATTGGATTAACATCAAGGCCACCGGCAGCCATTTTAGATATTTGTTTCTTTTTATCCTCAATGTCTTTTTCCGCTTTGGCCATATCTGATTCATATTGATTGCCGTTAATGCCAAGAATACTTTGGTTCATGGAATCGTACAGGCTAATATATGAATCTTTAAGTTGGTTGACTTTATTCCTGGTTTCTGCCAATTTCTTGCCATTAGCATCCAGTGTTCTGGTAACAGTAGCTCCACCAGTCAATACATCCATTCGGATTATCCCGGTAGGAGTAAAACCGCTAAAGTCGCTATGTTCAGCTACGCCTGTACTGCTATTGGCTGCTATATA